GTCATGTTAGATTTAATTCAAACAACACATTAGAAGCTGCTTGCTACAATGGAAGTTGGTTCGTTGAGTTAAAAACAAATGCAGTCTACCGTGACCCCAGTGCCTTTTATCATATTTTTGTATCTATCGACACGACAAACGGAACTGGCAAGCTGTTTGTGAACGGCGAAGAACCTTCCCTACAAACCAACACTACAACCTCAAGCTCCACAGTTCTTCCGTTTGGAAAAACAATCGAGCATCAAATTGGTCAGCGGGGGTTTGATTCAACTGGTTACCACGATGGGCTGGTGTCTGACTTTTACTTCATTGACGGGACAGCGTTAAGCACTCCAGTTGACCAAACGATTTCAAGCACAGGTTACGGCTCTTACAAGCCAAAGGCGTTCGATATGTCCAGCTACTCTGGCAACTCGTTCCACCTGAAGTTTGAGGACAGCAGCGACATTGGTGCGGACAGTGCCAACTCCAACGATTTTACTGCGACCAATCTGGCATCGCACGATGTAATGCTGGATGTGCCGACGAAGAATTACGCTACGCTTAACCCCCTCCAAAAAGCTGGCACAAACGGCGATGGCCCATTTGAAGGAAACTTATCTCTGCTCGGCGGAGGCAACCCAAGCGTAGCATTCTCTTCAACAATTGCTGCCAACAACGGGAAGTATTATGCAGAGTTTCATTTAGAATCTCTGGGCTACCCAACGGTGTCGGTAGCTGACACATCTCTTTGGGTTGGAAATTACGGTTCTGGCAGAGTGCAAGGTAACGGGGCAATTACTTACGATATTGTTTCAGCAAGTACCACTGGTCAGTATTTTATCAACTCCACTACGGGCGGAAGCGCATTAGGAATATCCCCCGCTACTGATGACATCATTCAAGTTGCATTCGACGCTGATACTAGGAAGGTGTGGTTTGGTCGTAATGGCACTTGGAATGGTTCCGGTAATCCTGCCAATGGCACTAACCACGTTGGTGTTGTTGGAGGCACTGATGCGCTGACGATTGTTTTACGCGCAGAAGTTTCTGGAAGTAATGGAACTATGGTTTCTAACTACGGACAAGACCCGACCTTTGCCGGAGGAGCCTCTAGCAGGAGCGACAGCCCAGACACCAGCCAAGGTGAGTTCTATTTTGCCCCGCCCACCGGATTCAAAAGCCTCAACACCAGCAATCTCGGCACACCCACTGTTACCCCTGAAGAGAATTTCAACATTGCACTCTACAACGGGAATAGCAGCAGTAACGCCATAACCGGATTAGGGTTTGAGCCGAGCTTGTTGTGGACAAAATCTAGGTCAACATCAGGCACAAGCCATAAGATATATGATTCTGTTCGGGGCGTGACGAAAAAACTAGAAGCCGATAACACTACTGCTGAAGGCACGGTTTCTGACCTCACATCATTCGACAGCGATGGATTTACTTTGGGTTCGGGTAACGGCTCAAACTACTCTGGAAGGACATACGTTGGCTGGAACTGGAAAGCCCACCAAAGCCCAACCAGCAGCAGCACTAGAACCACCTACACAGTTAAGTTAGAGGACAGCTCAAACGATGCGTGGGATGCTTACGGAAGCTGGTACGATTCCAGTACCTATCTCCCTAGTGTGTATATGGAGATATTTGAAAATCGTAACAGCAGCTTGGTGTCGTTGGGCAAGGTTGCGGTGAGGTATTATGATTCATCAGGAAATTCTAATTCAGACCTGTCCGAGCAGACGTACACGTTGGAGTGTGCCGATCTAAATGCAATCGCAGTTAAGTGGCATTACGACACTTCAGGTGACGGGCAAGAGTATGACTACCCTAACTATTACAACGACTACCTGAACGACCAGAAGATAACGATTCTCGACGGGACTACATCGACGAGCGGAACTTGGTTGGGGGTTACTGGGCAGAGCGGGACTAACAACTATTCCAATGATGACGGCACTAGCTCCAACTACTCTCCGCCAACCGGATGGGCTAATGGGGATACGCTGAAGTCGGCCACCACTAGCTACAACGGCAGCGACACAGCCACACTAACTAGCGACAGCGGCGTGAGTGATCCTGTTGAGAAATACAACTCTGCTGCTGGCTTCACGATAATCAGTTATTCTGGTAATGGCTCTTCATCTGGGGATACCCAAGAACTTAACCACAGTCTCGGTGTTCCTCTGGAGTTCGTCATAGCAAAGGCGCGAACGAGCAATGACGGTTACGACAATGGTGATTGGATTGTTTATCACAAAGACCTGACCAGCAATGACTACCTTATGCTTAACAGTTCTGCCGCCGCCGACACTCCCTATGAAGGTTACGACATAATTTCAACTTCGGTTAGCGGGTCGCAGCATAAGGTTGTCGTTGGAAATGATTACGACAGCGGTGCTTCTTACGGACATTACCTAAACTCTGGCCCAGACAACGGCACTGGCGAGGATTACATTCTCTATGGGTGGGCTGGAGTCGAGGGCTATTCAAAGTTTGGCAAATACACGGGCAATGGAGTCGCGGATGGGCCATTTGTCTACACCGGATTCCGACCGGCTTTCGTTCTTTGGAAACGCGCAACAGGGTCATCTAATTCGTGGAACATTATGGATAACAAACGCGAGGGATATAACCCCCAGAATGATTTGTTATTTCCAGATAGCTCTACAAGCGAATCCAACGTAACCGATCAAGACCTGCTTTCAAATGGCTTTAAGTTGCGGACAACAGGAGCGGGTAGAAACGCGACTAGCGAGACGTTCATCTACGCCGCTTTTGCCGAACAGCCATTCGCAGCACCAAGCAACGCCAGATAACAACAGAAAGATTTAATCATGCCATACACCACTCAAGAAGGACGCACGCTGCCGCTAGACAAGGCGTTCAGCCACAACAACATTTCATTTCCCGCAAACTGGCTTCGGGTGTCCACGCCCGCCGACAAAGAGGCACAGGGCATTAGCTGGGTTACGCCTGAAGAACCACCAGTAGTCCGTGCGCCGCTAGAGCGTGAGAAGGCAGACGGCATTGCACGAGCCAAAGACACTGCGGGTAAGATGTTGGCTGGCAGTGATTGGATGCAAATCGCCAAAATTGAACGTAATCGAGAGGTAGCACAGGAGTGGGCCGAATACCGTGCAGCAGTGATTGCCGAGGCGGATCGACTGGAAGGCCAGTTTGGCACTGCTGAAAGCTACGAGGCTATTGACGCGATTGTGCAGAATTGGCCGATCAATCCTGACGAACAGGCCGAACTCGATAATCAACTAGCGGAAGCCCAAGCGGCTGAAGCAGAACAGGAGAACCTAAACAATGCCTAATAAGAAAAAGAAAAAAGGTAAGAAATACTAAAGCTATGAGACCCGGACTATATGCCAACATCCACAAGAAACGGAAGCGCATCGCTGCTGGTTCTGGTGAAAAGATGAGGAAGCCCGGAACCAAAGGTGCACCTACTGCATCTGCGTTCCGTAAGTCAGCTCTGACTGCTAAAAAGAAAAACTACTAATGGCCAAACAGCGCGATCCCAGACTAAAACGGCTCGGCCTTACCGCCTACAACAGACCTAAGCGAACTCCTAGTCATCCTAAGAAGTCACACGTTGTTGTGGCTAAGTCAGGAGAAACTGTCAAAACCATCTGGTTTGGTCAGCAAGGAATAAGCGGAGCCGGGAAAAATCCTAAGTCAGCAAAAGACAAAGCTAGGAAGAAATCCTTTAAAGCTCGCCACGCTAAAAACATTGCTAAAGGAAAGCTGTCTGCTGCTTACTGGGCAAATAAGGTGAAATGGTAAAACAATGCAAGACGTCACAGATTGGTTTAAGATGTTTGGAGTGAACGGTGGCGTTCTTGGAGTTGTGTCGTTGACTGATCTTGAGCTGATGCTGAAGATTGTCATGCTCATCCTTACCTGCATCTGGACAACCGTAAAGATTTGGAAGTTAATCCAAGAGTAAACTGCTATGGACAAAGAAGAGAACAGAGAGAAGCTGGAAGCCCTCCACGGCTTACTTACAGAGGAGTTCATTGCCCGTATTAAGTCCGGGGAAGCTGAACCCTCCCTCCTCAGTGCAGCTCGGCAATTCCTAAAGGACAACTCAGTTGACGCTGTAGTGACCGAGGACTCTCCCCTCAATCGCCTTACTGGCCTAGTGCTTCCCTTCGAGGATGACCAGCAGGTTCCTAATAAGAAAAACTAATATCATGCGGGTCTACTCAGAGTACGATAAGGCTTACCAGAAGCGGCCTAAAGAGGTCAAAAAGAGGGTAGCCAGAAACGCTGCAAGACGGCTTATGATCCGCAAACACGGTAAAGCAGCACTAAAAGGAAAAGATGTAGACCATAAAAGGTCTCTCAAAGCTGGGGGCGGCAATGGGTACAAGAACCTTCGCATCCGATCCCGTAGTGAAAACAGGGCGGATAAGAAGGGCTAATAGGTGAAAGAAATAGACCCCCGGCTACGGGACTTCAGGAACTTCCTCTACCTGTGTTGGCAGCACCTCAATCTGCCTGAGCCAACCCCTGTCCAATACGACATCGCTGAGTTCGTCCAGAGCGGGCCTAAGCGAGCCATTATCCAAGCCTTTCGTGGGGTAGGTAAGTCCTACATTACCAGTGCCTTCGTTTGCCATCAGCTCCTCCTTGACCCTGACCTAAAGTTCCTTGTGGTGTCTGCCTCCAAGGCTCGGGCTGATGACTTCTCCACCTTTACCCTTAGGCTGATCTCAGAAATCCCCCTGCTTCGTCATCTCCATCCCAGCGATGAGCAGAGGTCATCTAAGATTGCCTTTGATGTAGGCCCAGCCCAAGCCAGCCATAGCCCCAGCGTTAAGTCTGTAGGTATCACCGGAATGCTCACAGGTTCCCGTGCTGACTACATCATTGCTGATGACGTAGAGAGTGCTAACAACTCCATGACCGAGGGGATGAGGACTAAGCTGGCAGAGGTCGTGAAGGAGTTCGATGCGATCCTGAAGCCTGACGGAAGGATCATCTACCTAGGTACTCCACAGACCGAGCAGAGCCTATACGAACGCCTTCTGAACCGTGGCTATGATTGCCGTATATGGCCCGCTCGCCATTTGGAGGAGGAGCAAATGGTCAGCTATGGCAACCGATTGGCTCCTTTTATCGCTAACTCTGGAGGGGAACCGGGAACTTCCACAGACCCCAAGAGGTTCTCTGATGATGACCTAATGGAGCGAGAAGCCTCCTATGGTCGCTCAGGGTTTGCCCTCCAGTTCATGCTGGATACCAAGCTGGCAGATACCGACAGGTATCCTCTGAAGCTCAGTGACCTCATAGTGACCCCAGTTGACCCCAAGAGAGGCCCAGCGCACCTAGTGTGGGCCAGTAGCCCTGACCTACGGTACAACGACTTGCACAACGTAGGGATGGATGGGGATGGCTTCTTCAGGCCAATGAGTGTCTCTGAGGACTTCACAGAGTTCCAAGGGGTAGCCATGAGCATTGACCCCTCTGGTAGAGGTAAAGATGAAACAGCCTATGCTGTGGTTAAGTGCCTACACGGGCAGTTGTTCCTAGTGGATGCTGGAGGCTTCCGGGGAGGTTACTCCACAGAAACCCTAGAGTCCCTCGCCCATGTGGCCAAGCTCTACGGGGTGAACTACATCATCGTTGAGTCTAACTTTGGCGATGGGATGTTCAGTAGTCTGTTTAAGCCTGTTCTGGGGAAAATCCATCCCACCACCATCGAGGAGGTCAGGCACAGCAAACAGAAGGAACTACGGATCATTGACACACTGGAACCCGTACTCAACCAGCACAGGCTCATAGTTGACCCTAAGGTTATCCAAAAGGACTACGATAGCTCCATCAACTACGCCACAGCCGTTGGAGGCGAACAGGCGGAGAAATACAGCCTCTTCTACCAGATGTCCCGGCTAACCCGAGATAGAGGCAGTCTCCTCCACGATGACCGCTTGGATGCCCTAAGCATAGTGGTCAATTACTGGACTGAAAGCCTTGCCAGAGATGTCGAAGGAGCTGCCCTAGCCCACAAAGACGCCCTCCTTATGAAGGAACTGGAACACTTCATGGAGATAACCACAGGCAGTAGGGCAAAGGAAGCTACTTGGATGGACATCTAGCAATGCCCTTTCCTGAGCCTCTAAGGGGTCTACAAGCCATTCTAATCGCTAACTAGGGTCAACACCCTCTAACCAAGACAAAAGGGCTTAGAGAGGCTTCTAGGGCTGTTTGAAGCCAAGCCCCCTGTTCAGACGTCTAACAGAGACTATGAATGAACTAGGACTAATCATGGCTCTTGTGGATACAGCTTGTCAGATTGCTACGGCTGTTGGAGTAATTGTGATAGCTTTTCGTGTAAAGGGGTAATTTCTCCGACAAGAAAACTACCAAAAATAAGAAAACTCCTATGGAGACTCCCGACCTCAAACCCCCTATCGGGGAAACGACAATCTACATTGGAATAACTCTGTTTTTCTTAGGGTTTTTAATTAGTGGGTGTTAATGAATAAAGGGGTGTCCAAAGTCATAGAGGGGGGATAAAGGGGGGTGTCCTATAGGTTAACTATAGAGTAACTCTAAGGTAACTATAGACTAACTAAAGATTACTATAGAAATCTCTTTATTTAATAACTCTAAGATAACAACTAACAAACAAACTCTAAGGTAACTTTATAGTAAACTTTATAGTAAACTTTATAGTAAACATTTAGGTAAACTTTTAGGTAACTTTAAGATAACTAAAGGATTCTTCTAGCTATCTTTAGTCAGGTTGTTAATAATCATGATTATGAATCAATCATTAGATAATCCCCCTAAGTCTTTCAGGGTTAATGGTTGTAATGTCCCTATTTATTGGGTCAGTAGTGATGATGAATTATCCTCAGTTATCCCAGACAAAGAACTAGGGGATTGCTCAGGGTATGCAGTGACCTACCCTAAGCTGGCTGTAGTTGTGGATAGGACTTTCCTAGAGACAGACCCTCAGTTAGCCCAAATGACGCTGCTTCACGAGATTTTACACATAGTGAGTGACCTTAATGGGATCGGACTTAGCGAAAAGCAAGTGTTGGGATTAGAAGCAGGTTTGTTTGGGGTGGCTAAGGACAACCCTGAGGTGACTAAGTTTCTTTTTGGTGACTAAGGATTTTTGTTTGTTTGTGTGTTGTTAGTTGTGTCACTACCGGGGAAATCGCTACCCCACACCTCCCTACAGTCCCCTACCTCGTCCCTTAGTTAGTCGTTGCCTTCTCCCCGGCAACCTAGCTTCGAGGTAGGGGGCTTTCTTAAATTTTTGGCAGAAAAATCTGAATGGGTATATAACGTACACTTTACCCGATTTCCCCCCTTGGGGGTCGCCTCGGTTTTTGGTGCCCGCTTTATCGTTACAGTCATAGGCAAAACCACATTTTCCACCACACCGGGTAAAAATAACATTGGTTTTCTAGGGGCGGAAATGGACTATTCATCCGCTGCAATGGATTGAGTAGTCGATTTTTTATCGGCAAGTCAAACAAAGTTCGGTGCGTCAAACTTTTATGCCTCTTTCTATTTTAGCTGGTGGGAGGCTGTTAATAAGTATCTGATTTTATTCGGAAAAAGACTTGCAATCTTTTGCTTATGGCGTAGAGTGTCCCCGACATGACTAACACACTGCACCAAATACACACTGCCAATGAAGGCATCCTTCCAATCGTCAGCCCCGCCGACGAACGCCATGAGCTTGACGCCATGACCGAAGGCACGTTCGACATCGGAAGCGTGCCGTTAATTCTACAGCGCAGTCACATTGACCGATTGCTTTCCGACCACGGAACGTGCTGGCAAGAACTGGTGAATGATTGGGGATTCGATCCAGACAAAAAACAAACCTTTCGGGCCGTCGAGTTTTTCGCTTGGCTTGGCTACTAAACAAACACAAACACAAACACACAACACACATGGATACTTATAGAATCACCTTAAAAGCATGGGGAAAAAGATCGACCCATACACTCACTACAGATACCCAAGAAAACGCCATCTTGATTGCGCGTCAGACAGAGTATCAAGGAATGTGTGCCGGCGACATGGTGACTGATGTTCAAGAGGGTAGGGTTCCTATTCTTAAAGTTGAAAGGGAGATCATCGACGACAGTAAAGACACCTTAGACTATATCTTTGTGCCCATTAGGCACTAACAACACAAACAACAAACAAACACACACAACAAAAAACACAATGAGCAAAACACACGACGAGGTAGCGCACGCTTGGGCCAATCAAACACACGAGTCGATGCGCGGATGTAATGTCTACTTTGAAGGGGACACTATATTCAGCTACGGGGCACACTTTCCCATTGCGCGGATTGTGACTGTACCTCATAGCAGCGCGACATCACAAGGGATTCGTCCACCGAGTCTCCGCTATCAGGCAATCCTATTCACTATTGAGGACTACTCCGTGAGCACCTCAAAACACAAAAGCATTGTACGCCGTGCCATTCCTGACACGTTTGACATTTATGAAGTGCCACGAGTCACAGCCACGTTTGCAAATCGACACGAGTTTAATCTAAACTCCTACCGGGAGCGCATCACCGCCGCCTATGGCAAGGCAGCAAGGGCGCAAAAATACGGCAAAATGTACCTCGGTGAAGCCGTTCACCTTATCGCAAAAGCGCATGGATACATAAATGCCTTTTTTGAGGGCAACGTGGCGGAGTTGCGCGGATCAATAGAAGGCCTCAGAATCTCTGATGCAGAACGTCAGCACATAATTGACAAGGCGGAGAGATGGGAAGCAGAGACCGAAGCACGGGAAGCCGAGCGGGCAAGGAAAGCTGAAGAGAGAAACCGGGAAGCCGTCGAGGAATGGAAAGCGGGAACCCGTAGCCAAATGCCTCACGGCGTTCGAAAGGTCTATCTAAGGACGGATGTCAGTATGTCCGATAAAGGGTTAAATCCATGGTTTGTGGGGCGAACCCAAAAGCGTGACGTCTGGACGTCATGGGGCGCACGGGTGCCCTTAGATGATGCCCGATTGCTCTACCGCTTCACCCGGCCCTTGCGTTCAATCGGGTGGTCGAGTGAATCCGGGGAAAGTTTCGACGTTGGCGGCTTCCCATTGAATCGAGTGAATGAGCACGGCTTGGTTGTCGGTTGTCACCGGATAACATGGGACGAAGTAGACCGCCTCGCCCAAGCGGAAGGATGGGAATGAGCATTGACACGCTATTGGCCCTAATCCAGTTCGGCACATTGATTGCCCTACTAATATCGGCAAAGGGCCATTGACCCCAACCAAAACACCAAGCCCGCCATGCGCGGGCCTTTTTTGTGCCCCTAGGTTCGCGCCTAAGGGCTTTTTATTTTCTCCGAAGGTAAACACACCGGAAGGCAAATCGTCTTGCCTCAGGCTCGCCCCTATAAATCACCACCAATTCAATCATGATTCAATCGGTCAACATTACCTTTATCGTTAACGAAGCCTCTCTCTAGATCATACGTGTACGTACCACTTATGACTGTATCGGCATCGGCATCGGCACGGGGGAATTAACCGTTTCTTTAACCGTTTCTTAGTTAACCGTTTCTTCCATCCCTTGCGTTAACCGTTTCTTCTATGCTAACCAGAACAAACCATGAACAAAACTCGAGGGGAGCGAAATGCCCAAGCCAAGACGCTGGGGTTGGCTCCTGACTATCCCTTTCCTCCGTCAAAAGAAAAATAAAAAAGTTCTTGTCTATTTCATCCACTAATGTATTCTTTGCCTCAGCGATATGAAAGAAGTAAGGGCTTCAATCATAGAGGGACTGACACTAATCCTAGCGATAGGCGTTTGGATCATCTGCATACCTCTCATTGTTCTGGCTCTCCTCTTCG